GAATATCCCTTAGGCCCAGGATTTGATTCAACACCATGCTGCAACAGCAGACTTCGGAGAGCAGTCAAATGTTCGGCGGAGATGTTATCGGGAACACCAGCGCGCGAACACAATTCCCGTAATGAAACTATATAGGAGTCAATGAAATTGTTATCAGCAAGTAAATGAGGCTCAGTGCCAGGAGAATAGAGAGGAAAAGTCCATGAAGACGCAAAGGCTGGACGGTCAATAAAAACGATGGAGTTAACAGTGTTGTCACTAAAGATGGAAGTTCGAACCACACCAGAAGTGAAATTGGTGAAAACATTGGGCCCTGGATTAGGCTCGACTCCAGCTCGCAATAACAATGCAATGATGGACTGGCGGGTGCTCGGATTTATAATAGCCAAGTCAAATTCATAAGCCGAATGATTTGTTTCAGCGCAGACCTTTTCAATTACTTTCTTGGTAGGACGGCACAAACCGATGCTCTTCCAAAATCCAGATGGGTAATAGGCCTTCCCAAGCTTACGCTCCATATCACGATAATGCAAGTACTGTGCAGCCTCCTTCGGAGTGAACGCCTTCTTCTTCGGCAGCCTAGCAGATGTTTTTGGGGCTATAATCGAATCATGATCAAGGCATTTTAAAAGTCCTTTGACGTTGCCACCACGCTTGTAAAACTTCTCATCGTCGTCACACAATTTCTCTTCACGGAGAGCGTCATCTTCATCTTGTACAGAGATTCCACGACGCCTAGAGGAATCATCATCATCTGCAACAATATTGCTGTAAAACCCTTGTAACAGTAAACCGTCATCTTTTTTCTTTTTCCTAATTTCCGATTTCGAAGGAACAAGAACCCAATGTTGATTAGAATTGGTTGAAGCCATGTTTTTAAGTTTTGTGGAGGAAAACGAATAAATTCGTAAACACGTACGTTTTTGCGGTGACAGCAAGCTGAAACCAAAGAAACAAAACAGGTCGCATAGCACCAAAACAACAAATAAACAAAGAAAAGAAAAGTGACCGAAGTAACAAGCATAACTGCTTTAACGAGCTAAGCAGAATTGAACGTCCCATTTGTGATAAGGAATGAGAAACCAAGGAACACTGGAGGGGAAAATTCGTTTACTCACAAACGAAACAAAAAGGCATTTGGAAAATGCAACTCATAGCGTGTCCAGGACACCGTTTATAATTTGATTTCTAATTTTTATTAAATTTTGAAATTTGGAAAGAAAAAGCCAGCAGACCCAAAAGAAGATAATTCAACAAAGACAACCGAAGAGTTGAAATAGGTCCGTTGGAAAATAAAAAAGGAAGAAAAGAAGAAGGAGACAAAACACATGTCTTTAAAAACGGGTAAAAATACAGCAGCGCCTCCCAAGTAGTTGAGTCAAACAGCCTATACAAACAAAAGGAAGGAGGCAATGCAATCGGAAAACCATTAAGACCTTCGGACTTTGGCCACACCAGCAGCAGCAATAGTAGTTGGTGGGTTAGGAACTGAAGGAATGAGTTCATCTGGATATTTTTCGTCATCATCTTCACCATCAGGAGGAGGAATAGACTCTAAATCCAGCGGAGCAGCATGACGCAAAGCTGTGAACTGAGGAGGCGACAAAGGAATGTAATGCAATGAAATGGTCAAATTATGAGTGCCAGTGGTAGGTACAACGCCGGTGACCGGGAAAGTCACTGTCGCCACTTGCGATACGGTTGGTTTGTACAGTAACCACTTGAGACTCACAGCACTCGTCGAAACGCCAACACCAGGAGCAACAGTAACATAGGAGGGACCTGTTGGAGAAGGAAAGATGTTGGATGTCGAAAGCTGGCAATTGGCCAAAGTTAAAGTAGGAATTGCGGCATTCATGGAAGCAGAGAAGACACCAAAGTACTCTAAGATGAAATTTCCTGAAACATTAGCGGGAATAAAAACAGAGTTACCCAAAAAGTCTAAACCGATCGAATCATAGACCATATTTGGGGTTTGGAAAAGCGCAGCGGCACTGTTAGTAACGGCATTGCAAACCGCTAACTCTTGAGCGTGTGACACATCAAGTAATTTGGGTTCCATTAGATCAATGTCGTATGTTATGTACAACCGACCAAGTTGAACGTTATTGGAGGGCATGCCAGTCGTAGCGACAAACACATTACAATGATCAAAGTCATTAACCGACGCACCAGGTGGGACAGCACCAGCCCGGACAAAATACTGTGTCCTATGCAAAGCAGGATCGCACTCAATCGGGGCATTACCATTCTCTGAAGGCTTTACAGCCATGCAATACTTCAACTGCTCCATAGCCACAAAACTAGGCGGAGGAGAAGCCGCAGCATTCATGTCTGCAGCAATTGACAGATTCCCCAACGAGGAAAAGGTAGCAACAGCACTGGTTAAACTAGAACGAAACGCAACCACAGCACCATTAATACGATACTCCGAAAAGTTCGCAGCAATGTTGCTAAGCCACGGAAACGTGGTAGAATTACCAACTTGAAGGGGATAGACACTCATGTTAAAGCTGGTGGAAGAAGTAACGAAGCCAAGGAATTCAGTGTGCTTGACATTGAAACCTCGGTCACGTGTGGAAGCCATTTCCGGAACACCAGAGTCACTATGCATAACACTATTCCTAGAAACTGTCCAAGGCATGCCATAAGGACCAAACCCGACAAACTTTGACAAAGCAGCACCAGCAGCATGCCCGATGTTGCCCGCGCCAAAGGTATTACCAATGGCACGTCCAACACCTCGCATACCACCGGCAGCAAGTTTACGGCCTACTTGCTTTAGGTCGGCCCAAAAAGGACCTCTGCCCCTAACAGTTGTAGATCGAGGGACAAGCTTCGTCGATGCAATACGGCGACGTAAATTTCGAGATTTCTTACTGGTTTTAGGCATTGTAGTGTTAAAATGTGGAACCATAGGACAACGAACTGTAATGAGTGAAAGGCGTACAAGTACGGGGAAATGCGACCCGAAGGAAGCATTCTCAGAACAAAAACATTGGTTATAGAAAAACAACCTCAATTGATT